TGTTTTCTTCTTAGTTTTTTTAGCCATTCAACATTTTCTCCCTAAGCCTTACAGCTCGGTCTCCAACCTGGGTTGCCCATTTGCTGTCCATCATTTCATCAGCAGCTGTTTCCCAATCTTCGTTTCTTGCAGCGGCTAAAAACTTTTTAAATTTGCTTAATCTAGGATAACCTAGATTAAAACACATGTTAGCTAGTACGCGCTGTCTTGTATCGTTAAGACCGCGCCACCACTGCATGTTTTTATCCAGTTCTTTGCATACGATGTCTACGTCTGCATTTAAACAATCCTTAACTCTTTCTTCTGATACAGGTGTTCCTAAAGGTTGGTCGTGTTCTTTGTCTCTTTCTGTAATTAAATGGCCTACACCAAATGTAGCGTATCCAAGATGATCATTATAAATCTCATGAATAACACCTTCATCTAACATAAGCTCTTCTAATAATCTAACTCTGTCCATCATATCGTTATTGTTGTAGCTCCACCCGTTGACACTGTTATTTTGCCTAAAGAAGCAACGCCTTCTACCCCGAACTGTTCTCCCTCGTATAGTGTTATCCATTGTTCACCATTCCATAGTTGTAGTTCTTGCGCTGTTAAATTCCATATAATGTCGCCTTGTTGGAATTTGTTTTCATTACGCTGTGTTTCATTAACCGAAAGAGTAGCGTCTAAATCTACCTTATTAAGGCTAAGTTCTAATACTCTAACTAACCTGTTAAATGTATCAGGAGATATTTCGCCTATGGCTATTGGAAGTCTTGTTTCTAGAATTTTAGCCATTATCTTCTACCATTTACTTTGAGGTCCATACGAGTAGCTCCAACTCTAAAACCAACTCCTAATCTTGCTCCTAGACTATTATCATCGTCAGACTCAATCCTAAGTGCTGCTTGTCTGGCCCTAAGTCTAGTATCTATTTTTGTAGTAGTTGCTGTGCAAGTGTTTGTCGAGTCGGTAGCTAAGCTTTCGCCTGGATAGTTTCTTTGTTTCAATACAAAGTTAATTGTCTGGCCTGAACCACCGTCGCCTGTAAATTTAACATCAGGAATAATTTTGTTAATTGATTGAAACTGCTCTCCGTTTCCTAATGCAAAGTCGCTGGATTCTATAAACACATTATCCATTGGAGAACCATCATCATCGTTACCTGTTTCATGATTATATAAATATCCTACATCGTTTGTGCTGTACGTAGCCATAGGAGTATTAAATATACCTTCGTCCAACCATGAGCTTCTTGTAAGTTGTCCTATGCTCCAGGCTCCATCCTCATAGTTATATACAACATACCTATTAATAACTTCAGAATCAGCTGAGCAATAAAACCATCCTACTTCATCAAACTCTTTGTTTACAAAACCAAATACCTGAAAAGCTTGTCCTTGGTTAAAATCGCTAAAGACATAATTTTGAACAGTACAAGAAATATCTTGAACAGCACCTGAATAAGTATAAAAACCTTTTTTATCCATCCAAAATATACCTTTGGGTGTATTGACAGCTCCATTTGGAGAAATTAATCCAACACCTTCATTAACTAAATTTATACCAAATGTAAAAGGCTGACCGATAAAAGACATTGAATACAAAGCGGTATCTGTCCAAATTAAAGTTTCTTGTCTTGCTCTAATAGCTCCGATAATTTGTGATCCTGCAGAAAGTCTAAAAGATCCTGCGGTATTGGTAGCTAAAGGTTCCCAAACGGCTGCGTTTTCTTGGTCGCTCCAAGCAACCAACATAGGGTCTAAAGCTCCTGATCGCGAGCTTCCTGATATTGGATCAGCGCCTAAACAAACAACGTGTCTATCAATGTCACTGACTAACACTTGCAAGGCTAAAGTAGGAGTTAAGTTTGCTCCTGACAGACTTGTTAAAGGTATTGCTCTAGTCGTTCCTAATGTAGCTGCGCTAGTGTCAAAATAATATATGCCACCTGCTCGTACATTCATGATTAGATCTTCACCAAAATTATCATGAGACCATAGACGTAATTGATTAGCACTTGTTAAGGCTGTTGTTGAGCCCCAAGTTCCTGCACCCCAAGTTCCTGCACCCCATCCTGAAGACTCTACATAAGTATCTAGTCCTACGTTAATTTGATACGCTCCTACAACAGAACTTCCGCCGTTACCACTATCACTACCGTTAGCTGTTACTGTTGCGCCAGAAGTATCTTTAGCTGTAATCGTATAAGTGTTTGTTCCTGTAACTAAAAGTATTTGGTATTCTTGATTCAAAACTGTAGCGGTTACAGTCCCACCTAAACTAGCAGCACCACTGAACGTGACAAAATCATCCGTTACTGCGCCATGGTTTGTGTCGGTAATTGTAATAGTTGAACTACCGTTAGTTGCTGCAAAGGTTACATCGCCTGCAGATGTGGTTTCTCGAAGAGGAGTAATATCATAAAAGTTATCTCCTTCTTTTATGTAATACTTCCATGTAGCACCTAAACCTAAATATCTTGTTAAAGATAGATCTACCCAAGCATGAAGAGCTCTAACTGTAGATTGATATGTGCTTAAAGTAGCCTTAGCCCATCCACCAATTTTTTCTGGAAGGCCTTTGCGAAATCGAACAAGATTAGCGTCAAACCATCCGCCATCATTAGAATAGTCTGTTCCTTCGCGATTTATTCCTGGTCGAAATATAAATTTTTCTAATGCCATCTTTCATTTATATTAATTTGTCTATACCTAAAGAAGCAGCTGTTAGGCCATACAAGCCCCACATAATATACTCAAGTCTTCTAAACTTAGCAGATCCTTCGTCTAATCTTTTCTCTATGTTTTCATAGCGAATAGCGCACTCTTTTTCATGTGTGCTAATTTGATGTATTGCGTCTTTAGCTGTAGCCATTATTTTTTCTTTTTAGGTCTTCCTCTTTTTTTCTTTTTTACTTGTACTGTTGTGTAAGCTTCATTAACGTCTGGAGTAGATTTATCATCTGCAACAAACTTTCCTTCGTCTGTTCTAGCTCTTACAGTTTCTTCTTCAACACCTCTGACTTTTAGCCAAAAGTTTTTCATAGTGTCGTAGTACGTTTTTGGAAGCCAGTTCATTATTGCACCTCTTCAGGTTCTTCTATCACTTCTAAAGTACTTTGATAACCAACTAAAGCTGTAACTCTAATATCTAATTGATATTGTAGTTGAGCCATTTGCTCTCTAAGATTTTGAATCTCTTGTTGCAAAGTTTCTGTATAAGCAATTCTTTGTTGTAATTGAGGGTCTACAGGTTGTTCTGTAGTTTCAGTTGTTACTTCTTCAGTCATTTTTTATCCTTATGAATTAGCTGATATATAAGCTTTACCCGTTGTAACTCCGCCACTACAAGTAGTTTTTTTACTTGAAGACGAGCCTACTACGTTAGGTGTATCATCTGCTGCGTCAACAGGTTCATAAGCTAAGATAGTTTCTAAGTGGTCCACATTACGTTGTACCATTTCATTTATCTCGGCTTGTGTCATAGTTGTTGTATCAGCTTCTGCTGAACCACCAACATACGTTGATTTTTTACCATTCGTATTGATGTCGTTGATAAGCGTTACGCTATCTGTTGCTGCTGTTAGCACTTCTGCTACTGTTTGAGCCATATTATTCTCCGTTTAATTATCCTTCTAACGCTGCAACTCTAGTAGTTAAAGCATCTATTTTATTATCAGCTTCTTGCAAAGCTTTAACTAGAATTGGTATAAGTTCACCATCTGCTAATGCTTGTGTTCCATCAGCCATAGTATTCCAAAGGTTAAAACTATCAGATGCAACACTATTACTATCCATTACAGATTTTACTTCTTGTGCTATAAAACCATGCCTTAAAGCATTTGTTCCATTTACTCTATCTTCATTACCATCTTCGTAGTAATCACTTAATTCAGAAGGAACATCTTTTTTCTTTTTCCAATTATAAGTAACTGGTCTTAAAGCATTTACAAACCCTAGTCCTAAAGCGTGGTCTGCTACATTTTCTTTTAGTCTTGAATCAGAAGTGCCTGACCAAGATGTGTTCCCCATTACTATATAAGTTCTGTTATTGTTATATCCGAAAGTTAATTGTCCATCTGAATTTGACGCACCTACGGAGTTGTAACCAATGACAGTATTTAAATGTACATCAGATGAAGCCGTACTAACTTTAGCACCAATAAGTGTATTAAAACCACCTGTTGTAAGTTCTGTATTTGCAACACCAGTTTCAAGCCCTATAATAGTATTTTCTTCACCAGTTGTAATAAGTTGAGCCGATTGTTTACCAACAGATGTGTTACCGAAACCTGTAGTGTTTCCCCCTAAAGCATCCCTTCCAACAGCTGTGTTGTTTGAAGCTGTAGTGTTTGCGTCTAAAGCATTTCCTCCTATTGCTATATTGTTTTCACCTGTGGTGTTTACTAATAAAGCATCTTTACCAACTGCTGTGTTGTTAGAAGCAGTTGTATTGTTAGCTAAAGCATTATCACCTAATCCAGTATTATTAAGTCCAGTTGTATTATCGGTTAAAGAACCTCTACCAAAAGCAGCGTTGTTATTTCCTGTTGTGTTTGCATCTAAAGAGGCTTGTCCTACTGCTGTGTTTTCTGTTCCTGTAGTGTTTTTATATAATGTGTTTGCACCAACGGCTGTGTTGTTAGACGCTGTGGTGTTTTTTTCTAAAGTTTGATGCCCAAGTCCTGTATTTGAAGCACCCGTTGTATTAACACCTAAACTTCCATAACCAACTGCTACGTTATTAGCTGCTGTAGTATTGGCATCTAAAGCAGCATATCCAACCGCTACGTTATTAGCACCTGTAGTGTTTGTATAGAGGGCTGTATAGCCAAGTGCAGTATTATTAGCTCCTGTTGTAGTGTTACCCATAGCATAATAACCTAGACCAGTATTACCTCCTGCTGTTGTTATATCTTCACCTACCTTATATCCAATTGCTGTGTTTGTTCCTGCAGTAGTGCTTGATGCTAAAGCTGATGTACCAACGGCTACGTTGTATCCTCCTGTAGTACTTGTTCCTAAAGCAAAATCTCCTAGTGCTACGTTGTTTGAGCCTGTGGTAAGTTGATATGCTGCTGCATATCCAATCCCTGTGTTTTGTTGTCCTGTTGTTACAGCAGCAAGAGCATAAGCACCAAAAGCTGCGTTTGATGCCCCCGAGGTGTTAGCTGTTAAAGCATTGTAACCAACTGCTGTTAGTTCATTTGCTGTTGTAACTGCATCTAAGGCTAAAGAACCAACTGCTACGTGCTTAGCTCCTGTAGTGTTTGCTAATAAAGCTTGATAACCTACCGCAGTATTAAAATCCGCAGTAGTATTTGCTTGTAGTGTTTGTTGACCAAAACCAGCATTATTTGAACCTGTAGTGTTAGATAGTAAAGCATTAACACCAAATGCTGCATTAGATTGTCCAGTAGTATTAGTTGTTAAAGAATCATTACCCACAGCAGTATTAAAACCACCTGTTGTAGTAGCTAACATAGAATCTTTTCCAACTGCTGTATTAGCCGTACCTGTAGTGTTTGATTTTAAAGAAAGATAACCGACTGCTGTATTATCATCCGCAGTTGTATTAGCTGTTAAGGCAGCATAACCAAGACCAGTATTAGCATCACCAGTTGTATTAGCATCTAAAGTTCCTTTACCGAAAGCAGCGTTATAAGTTCCTGTAGTATTTAAAAGTAAAGCATCTTTACCTACTGCGGTGTTTACTGACCCAGTAGTGTTTGCTCCAAGTGCTGCATTTCCGACAGCAGTATTGTCTATTCCAGTAGTGTTTGCATCTAACGCTGTTGTTCCGACAGCAGTATTGTTACTACCTGTGCTGTTTGAAGCTAAAGCATTATAACCTAGACCTGTATTACTACTTCCAGTAGTTACCACATCTAAAGCTAGTGCTCCAAGACCTGTATTGTATGAACCTGTTGTTAGATCGTTAAGGCTTCTAAAACCTACAGTAGTGTTATAGTCTCCAGTAGTCAACGCTGCAAGAACATCTACACCTACACCTGTATTATAGTTAGCAGCATCAATAGTTCCTGTAGCATTATCACCAATCATTATGGAGGATGTGCCAAATGCTTTTGAGGTTATATCATTTATAGCACCAACACTTAAACTAGCAAAAGCATCTGTTACCGCTGCTCCACTACCAGCACCATCTAGATAAACTGCTTTTACATTCCCTGGAGCAATCGTTACGTTAGCTCCAGAACCTTGTGAAATTATTATGTTTTGAGAACCGCTTGTCCCGTTCTCTATAAATTGCATCCTATTTATTGTGTTAGGTGCAATCGTAATCGTACAGGCTGAATCTAATGTGCCTGTATATTTAACATACATAGCCCTTACTGGGTCTGTAGCTCCGTCTGCTACTGTAGATGTATGCGTATCTGCGTTGGTTGTTATGCCTTCTGTTCCAAAGCCTAAAGCTTCACCAATCAACTCTAAATTTGTATTTGTGACTGTACCCCAACTTCCTGACGCATCACCTGTCGCCATTTCATTAAGTCTTAGATCGTTTACGTATGTACTTGCCATAATTTATGTCTCCGCTTTGATTATATTACCTTTTTGTTGCATAGTTAAGCAACTTCTTCCCATCCAGGAGTTTGTGTATCTGACACTGCGCTCCAGGTTGGAGATTGACTATCACTCACTCCTGTCCAGCTTGGATCTTGTGTATCGTCTACAGGGCCCCAAACTAATATTTGACTAATTGCTCCTGTAGCTGCTACCCCTGTTAAAGACACAATTCCTTGCGCATTTATTACTACTGTTCCTATCGCTCCTGTTCCTGCAACACCAGTGATACTAAATACGTTATCTGTAACTGTACTTACACTTCCTAAAGCCGTAGTAGCTGCTACTCCTGTTGGGGATACGTTAGCGTCACACGTTACAGTTTCATCGCCTAAAGATATTGTAGAAGCAGCACCCGAAACACCTGTTATTGCAGCTCCTGCGGTAATTACAGTGCCTAAAGCAGTAGTACCTACTACACCTGTTTCTGCTACATTTGCATCTGCTCGTGTGGTTAATGAACCTAGTCCACTTGTTGCTGTTAAACCTGTTTCGGTTACATTAGCAGCTCCCGTAGCTGTTAAAGATCCTAAACCAGAAGTAGCTGCGACCCCAGTCACAGAAGTATTTGCAATACCTGTAGCTGTTAGAGATCCTATTCCTCCTGTTCCAGCTAAACCTGTTTCGGCTACATTAGCAGCTCCCGTAGCTATTAATGAGCCTATTCCTCCTGTACCATTAACGCCTGTTTCAGAAAAA